TTTAACACCAAAGAGAGATGAAAACACCAATGCAAGAACTGATTGAGCAGTTCAACGAAGAGACTACAAGAGCAGAACAAAGAGGAGACTTTGAGATAATGAGACTTCTACAAGTCGCCAAGAGTTTAGCAGAGATGAAACTCAATAGAGAGAAAGAAGTCATCTGTAACGCATTCAGTGATGCACGACACGGAGCAGTTGAGTCAAGATGGACTGCTGAAGAATACTTTGAAGAAATCTTTAACACCAAAGAGAGATGAATTGGCTAAAAAAATTATTTACCAGAGAGAAGAAAGAAAAATGGACAGCTACTTACTGTTCGGATAACTACGAAGTTAGTAACTTGGGAAGAGTACGGAGTGTAGACAGGTTTAGCGTTAACGGAAAGTTTCTTAAAGCAAGACCAAGGAAGTTATTCCTATGTAAAACTGGCTACCTTAAAGTGAATCTCACCATTGATGGGAAACAGAAAGCAATTAACATCCATCAGTTAGTATACTACTCCTTTAACAATGGTGAGCCAAGTGGTTATAAATATGTAGTAGATCACATTAATGGCGACCCTTTAGACAATAGATTAGATAACCTTCAATCTGTCTCGCAATGGGAAAATGTTATGAAGGGGAAAGCAAACAAGTACAACTTACCTAAGTACATTACAGCTAGTCCTTACCACTACGACAGGAGCAAGTTGAAGTATTATTACACACCATACATTAACAAAAAGCAGCATCATCTTAAATCGTCTATAGATCTACAAAAAGTTTTGAAGTTCAAAGAGGAGCATCAAAAAAGTTTGTCTATCAAATAGTGTGAACCTTTAACACCAAAGAGAATGATACAGCTAAAATGGTTTGTGGTTTTTTTGACTATCGCATTGAGTGTGATATTCATATACCTCACAGGAAAGGACGAGAACAATTAAATATAATAGAGATGAAAGAAGAGAACTTAAACATTGAATGGTGGCATACTAGGATGATACTGTATGCCTTGAAAAAATTTGATACACAGCAGGAGGCGGCAGATGCCCTTGGATGTAGCGCCAGAAATTTGATCAGAAAAAAAGCTGAGATCGATGAGAAAATATCCTACATACGGTCTTTAGGTTACAAGGTAAAAGAATAATTTATGAAGACAAACTACAAGACAAGCAGAACAGCTGAAGCTCGTGAGACAATCATTAGGATTGCTCGCTACGCCAGTAAGAATATGATGAGAACCAAAAACAAATCAGAGCAATACGCAAAGATTATCGATGCGTGTATGCGTGATATCAATGACTATGGAATCGAACAAGATTAAAGACGCTATCATAGAACACTACGCAGACACAGATGACATCTTGTTTGCCGATGGTTTTGATAATGCAATTGTTGGGTTTGACCCAAACAATTGGAAGGTTGTATACTCACGCAGGAAATGCATTTCGATACTATGTGAAGAAGATATGAGCGAAGAAGAAGCTATCGATTACCTTGAGTACAATACATTTAATACATACGTGGGAAAGAGCACTCCAGTGTGGATAGATGACTTTGGATGGTACTAATGACAATCAAACTAAACTTTTTTAATTATGTCCTATTTAGACAACAAAGAACACAAGAAGATTATCGACTGCGTACTCGAACAGAACGCAAAGCTGTTCCAGAACTTGGGCAAGGACTGCTCCAAGGCAGAGTATGAAAAGGCAAAGCTGGAAGAACGTAGGAAGCTACGTAGGATAATGGATTTAGATCCTGAGAAAATAGGTAGACTAATTAAAGACTCACTCGATGACTAAGGATGATATCAAAAGAGTTTGTGACAACACAAAGAATCTCTTAGTAAAAAAGAACGAGGCATACGGCGACAGCGCACTCAACCCACTAGGCATCTTCGGAAATGGAGATGCCGTCGTGTCTCTAGGAGCTAGGATGGATGACAAGCTGATGCGGCTGAAGGGTCTTGGGATAGGCAAAGAATCGATAGATACTTTGTACGACCTACACGGATACATAACTTTACTTATTATTGCAATCGAAAGAAAAGAAAACCTAAACAGCTTCGATTCTGTGTGTGATGACGATAGCAATACAACAAAATTAATTTCAGATGCTAGAGAAAACCATAACGATGTTCAAGAACGTCAGAGATACGACCAACCCACAACACACTACCATACAAACCTCACTGGAGCGTATCAAGAGTGGCAAACAGAAGTCCTTGATAGAGAGGGTCCGTGGAGTACACAGCGTGGACCAGAACGGGAATCCGATTCCTGACAAAGAAGCTAAGCTTGAGCTTCCTGTAGTGATGTACAGCGGGAAGTTCTCTGGACGTAAAGACAACGACTTAGAAGAGCACAGCAGTGTCATCGTATTAGACTTTGACCACATAAACGTAGATGAATCCAAGCGTGTCCTAGCTACAGATGACTACGTACTCGCCTGTTGGGTGTCTCCAAGTGGAGACGGACTTAAAGCTTTGGTTAAAGTATCTACACCTAGCAAACACCGTGATCACTTCCGTGCCATATCTTCTTATATGGAACGTCAGTACGGGCTAGAAGTAGACCCTACAGGACAGAATGAAGCTCGTCTATGCTTTGAGTCATACGACCCAGAGATAATCATTAACGAGGACGCTAAGGTTTTCTCTTCGCTTCTTTCAGAGCGCAGTGAAAACCAAACTGCACAGTCCGCACCACACACAGACTACAATAAGTTAGCTGTTCTTGCCGCTATGATTCGTAGGGCAGGGGACGGAGCCAAACACCAAGAGCTGCTGAAGGCGGCGAATCTTGCAGGAGGCTTCATCGCTGCAGGACGTATAGAGGAAGACGAAGCTAAGCGTGTACTCATCAAAGAGATACTCAAGCGAGATATTGACAGCGAGGAGGTAGCTGTCAATACCATACGAGAAGGTATTGAGCACGGAAAGACTATGCCTGTGCAGGACGTGGTTGACAATGAGAACCGGATAAAAAGAGAGATGCTCATCAACGATGGGGATATGTCTTTTATTTCCGACTCTGATTCAGACTACCAATGGATACACCGCTTTGCCATTGGAGAGATCCCCAAAGGTCTCGACACTGGCAACGCAAGGCTAGACCAGTACTTCAGATACAAGTCTGAGTTTGTTATTATCAACGGACACTCTAACGTAGGTAAGACTACGATGGCATTGTACCTGATGGTGAATTCATCCATACGCCACGGATGGAGATGGATTATATACAGCTCTGAGAATAAGACAGCCGCTATTAAGATGCGACTGATGGAGTTTATACTAGACATCCCTATCAATATGATGACCTATGCCGAGCGCACAGCTGCTTTCAGCTGGGTGTCAGAACACTTCAAGGTGATATCGAACTCAGATGTGTACAGCTATATGGATCTGATCATCTTTGCTGAGAAGCTCATCCAATACGAGGGCAACTACCAAGGCTTCTTTATAGATCCTTACAACAGCTTGAAGATACAGATGAGTCAAGGCTCAGCACTATCTACCCACGACTACCACTACGAAGCGGCTAGTGAGCTGTTGACCTTCACCAATAGACACGATATGGCTATGTGGCTTAACGCACACTCGGTGACTGAAGCGCAGAGACAGAAGGGTCCAGATGGATTACCTGTTGCTCCGTTTGCAGAGCAGACTGAAGGAGGCGGTAAATTCGTGAACCGCTCTGATTCGTTCTTAACGTTTCACCGGAAAGTTCAAGCACCTACCTCTGATGAACGTAGAACTATGGAGTTCCACGTTCGTAAGGTACGCTCACAAGAAACTGGCGGTGAACCTACCCCATTAGACGAGCCATTCCTATTCAGGATGAACATAGAGCGCACTGGATTTGAGACACTTGATACCCACAGGAGATTATTTGAGCCATTGGTGATAAAAAATGAGCAAACTTATTTTGAAATCTGATTGCTATTGATTAGATTTGTTATATGTACGTAGATTATAACGAAGTCATAATCATCCTCCCTAAGCCGCCAAGCCTCAACAAGTGGTATTCAGGCAAGCACTGGTCTATTAGAAAGAGCCAGAAGGAAAGCTACACCAAGCACATTAAAGAACAGTTAGATACGATCGATCCATTCTGTGTGGATCGTTTCGCAATTGACGTTACCTATAACTGTCGCTATGATGTAGACAATGCTATCACCTGTGCCAAGTTTCTTGCAGACTACTTACGTGCTGAGGGATATGTTGAAGATGACAACCCCAAGTTTTTCACTTCACAGTCAACAACATATAACCCAGAATTAAAGAAAGATGAGTTCAGAGCAAAAATTAAATGCTATGGATATAAAAGCCGTGAGTAAATCCTACTACACGGCTCTTTATATGGTGCACGATTTAACAACAGACCTTTACGAATCCATCCACGATGACAAAGGCAATCCTATCCTAGACGAAGAGTTCTTATACCAGCTGATACAGCAGTACAAGAAGATCGTTCGTGGAGAACTAGATATGATTAAATCTGCAGCAGCCCAGTACAATGAGTCAAGATAAGATAGTACTAGTATTTTTGGACGCACTGCAAGGTGTGAACTTCCACAGATTACAGACACCATTCTTGAGGCTGATGTCTAGAGGTATGCGTGTGCACTTCTTCAAGGACTTCGATGAGCTGAAGACATTCAATACTGAAGTCATCTCACATATCGTGGTATCACGAAGATGTACTGTAAACAATTACAAGGCATTCAGCCAATGGCTCAAGGCTAACGACATCAAGCTGGTGCTTGATCTCGATGACTACTGGGAACTACCAAAGCATAATGCGGCACACGACTTTTATAAGAAGCACAAGTCTATTGAGATTCTAGAGTCTATAAAGATGTGTGATATTATCTGGACACCTTCTAGGTATCTTGGTAACCGTATGTCAAAGGTTAACCCAAAGGCAGAGGTTCACATCATACCTAACACACTGGACCTTACCCACAGTCAGTGGCAACAGAAGAAGAAGCCCAGCAAGGAAGTAAGGTTTGGTTACCTCGGTGCGAAGAACCACGGCAAGGACATCAACCTGATATCTTATGACTTCACCGGAAAGCAAATGCACTGCGTGAATATAGAAGACTACCCAGCTAGGTTCAAGGCTTCACACATAATGCAACCCGGAACCATTGGAGACTACGGAAAGATGTATGAGAACTTCGATGTTTCTCTGGCGCCGCTTCAAGGCGGCACCTTCAACAAATCTAAGAGTGACCTAAAGGTTGTTGAGGCAGGATACACAAGGAGCTCTATCATAGCTTCCAACACCACTCCCTACAAGGAAAGCATAGAGAACAACGTAACAGGTTTGCTATGCTCTACACCAAGGGACTGGAAGCACGCCATCGAATCTATGACTAAGGAAAAGCATCGTGAGCTGTCAGGTAATCTGAACAAGCACATCAAGAAGCACTACGATTTAGATAAGTTGAATAAGATACGAACAGACTCTCTAGGACTTTAATATGTTTATCAAAGAACAAGAGCTGTTCGAAGCCTTAAAGAACAGCTTCATACCAGACCTAACGCCAAGCCATAAACAGATGGCAAGGTATGACTGCTACTCTAAGTCTCACAACTTAGACGTAGAGCTTAAGTGTAGGAAGAGACACTACGATGATTTACTGATTGAAAAGAAGAAGTATGATGCACTCATATTAAGAGCTGTTAACTTCGGCACCACACCGGTGTATATCAATTCAACACCCGTTGGTGTATGGGCGTTCAGGATACTTGAGATAGGTGAACCCTCTTGGGAAACAAGGGGTATGCCAAAGACCTCAGAGTTTTCACAGCGCCAGTTTATCGACAAGGTTGTAGGCTATTATCATATCGATTTAGGGGTGGAGATTACGGACAAAATTAAATAACTGTCAGGTTATATTTTGTACCTTGCATCTCCTTTGTTTAACCCTGTAAAATACATTATGATATGGCTGAAGATATCAACCTCAGCGAAGACTTCGCAGACTTCGTAAACGAACTAGCAACCAGCGAAAAGAATAGCAATGCGTGTTCAATCGACAACCCGGAATGCGAAGGCTGTGGGAGCTAAGCGAAGAATGTAATTCAAGAGAGGGGTCTTTACAACCCCTCTCACCACTTAATTTAATTGACTATGAATAAAACTCAACGAGAAATCGAGGACGTGCTACAGGTACGTCTATCCTTTATGCAGCTAGAGGATTACTGGAACAAGTACTCAAAGAACAACAACGTCACTAGCAGCAGACTACACGAAAATGTAATACACCGACACGCATTCTGCCACGCAGTAAGGGAGAATGCTAGAATGTCCCTGCAGAAAATCGGCAAGATCATTGGGCGTGATCACGCAACAGTTATATGGGGATGCAAGAATCACGAGATGAACTATAGGTTCGACTCTGATTATAGGATTGTATACGACAACATCAACCAAGAGATACAGCATATGCTTCTGGAGAACGGCGTGGTCCCCAAGACCATAGCCGATGGTAACGATGTCAGAGATGTACACTTCAAGTTTCTAGATCTGTCAAAAAAGCTAAGAAGATCCATTAATACAGTCAACAGCTACAAGATGGAGATCAAGAAGGTAGAGGTGTACAAGAAGCATATCGCAGAACTTCAAGCTAAAAATCAAAGGCTTAATAAAGAATTATCTAGATTAAAGAATCTACTCTAACAATTAAATTAAATACTATGGGTACTCACTCAAAAATTAAAATGCCGCCTAAGCTGTTTAAAAAAATAACT